GCGCGACCCGGCCCGCCGCAATTCCCTCGCGCTCCAGACCATAGACCCCGCCCGCCTGCGCACTCCGGCGGTCTACGCCGCCGCTCCCGACGTCCGTGACGGTATTCGCCTCGGCGAAAACGGCCAGGCCACAGGCTACTTTCTGGCCGACCCCGAAAACGGCCTCATCTTCGCCGGCGACGCCTACAACTACGAGTTCCAGGAACTGCCTCCCCGCCGCGGGCATCGCCCGGTAGTCATTCACAAATTCGTGCCGAAAGAACCGGAACAGGCCCGCGGCGTTCCCATCTTTGCCCCGGTAATGAAGCTCTTCCGCGACAAGTCCGACTACCTCGACTTCGAGCTGGTCGCCGCCATCGTCGCCGCCAACTTCCCAGTCTGGATAGAAAAAGGGAGCATGTACGATGCAAACGCGCTGTCCGGCGTCCGTGTCGGAGCGCCCGTCACTCCGGACGGCGACCCGACATATTACCACGAGCTGCGCCCCGGACAGGTCCATTACGGCAACCCCGGCGAAAAGCCCCACTTCCCCAGCTCCACGCGCCCCTCTGGCAACCTTCCGGCATTCCTGGAGACGGTTCTGAGAGCCATCGGCGCCGGTGGTGGCGGCATGCCCTACGAGCTGGTGGCCAAAGACTTCAGCAAGACCAACTACAGCTCCGCCCGCGCCGCCCTTGAAGAAGCCTGGCGCGTCTTCGGCTTCAACCAGGACTGGCTTATCAAGTCATTTTGCCAGCCCATATGGGAAATGGTCTTCGAAGAAGCCTTTCTCCGTGGCCGTATCAAGCTGCCCCAGGGCGCTCCCGACTTCTACGCCGCCCGCGCCGAATGGTGCGCCGCGCAATGGACCGTGCCCGAGCGCACCAGCCTCGACCCGGTAAAGGAAATGGTGGCCCACGTCATGGGCAAGCAGAACAACGTCGCCACCGACGCCGACTTCTGCGCCAAGCGGGGCAAAGACTACGAGGCCGTCTACCAGCAGAGAAACCGCGAGCGCAAACTCGCAAGAGACCTGGAGCTCCCCGAACTCAACGACTCGAGCACGCCGACCGCATCCAAAAAGCCCGAGATCCCGGAAGACCCGCAAAACCCGGCTCAATCATCCGCCGGAGTGGACGTAGTAGCGGAAATTATCGCTGAAGCGGTCCGCGAAGAGATCAAAACCGCCCTGCGCACGGAGGCAGCAGCATGAAACTTGACCATCTGGTACGCCTGATCAGCCAGCAATGGGCCATAGAATCCGAGGTCCTGGAAAACTGGTGCCAGATCCTCGACGCCAAACTCTCCGGGCTCCCGCTGCCTGACCATCTCCTGGCCACCGAAGAAAGAATAGCCGCCTCTGGCCGCTCCGCCGCCAGAAGCGATGACGAACCATTCATCCGCGACGGCAATATCGCCATCGTCCCGGTTGTCGGCACCCTGGTCAAAGCCAACACCCTTTTTTCCTGCGACGCCACCTATGGTGAATTGCGCCGCTCGGTAGCGGCCGCCGAAAAGGCCAAAGGCATTGACGCCATCATCCTCGACGGCGACACCCCCGGCGGAACCGTCGCGGGCGCCCATGAGACCGGCGATTTCCTCGCCAGGGTCAACCAGCGGGTCCCCCTGTATGGCTGGGTTGACGACCTGGCCGCTTCCGCTGGCTACTGGCTTCTGTCCCAGACCCGCATGATAGGCGCGCACGCCGCCGCCGACATCGGTTCCATCGGCGTTCTCGGCGTCCACTACGACCGCTCCGGGCAAGACGAACAGAACGGTGTCAAACGCACCGTCCTCGCCGTCGGCGCCTATAAGGCCGCCGGCAACGACACCGCCCCGCTTACCACCGATGAGCGAGCCTATCTCATGGACCGCCTCGAGCAGACCTACAGCCTCTTCATCGCGGCAGTCACCAAAGGCCGCTCGCTGCTCTCCGCCGAAGCGATCCGGGAGATGCAAAGCCGCGTCTACAAAGCCGGTCCGGCCCTCAAACTGGGTCTCATCGACCACATCATGGGCCGTGACGAATATATCGACCACATCAAACGCCAGACAAAAGGGGCGGTTAGCGTCCCGGCAAAAGGAGTAAGAGCCATGACACTTGAAGAACTCAACGCGCAGCATCCCGACCTGGTATCCCAAATCGAGGCCGCCGCCCGCGAAGGAATGATACCCCGCGCCGAACATGACGCCGCGCTTGCCTCCGCCCGCGCTTCCCTGCTCGCCCTGCACTCCGCCATATTCGGCGAAGAAGCCGGGAAGAAGCTGGATGCGGCGGCCCAGAGCGGCATCAACGCCGAACAGGCCAAGGCCCTCGGCATCACCGCCGAAACAGGCGACGCCACCGCCCGGGCCGCCATCCTGGAAGGCATCACCGCCGTTGCCGCCCCCGGCCTCAAGCCCGGACAGGTCGTAAAACAGCCAACAGCGACCATCGACACCTCGGCCATCTACGCATCGCGCCAACCCCGATAAAAAGGAGACCCCATCATGTCACCAGTTCTTAGCGAAGGCCGCTATCGCGGCGAATTTCTGTACAGCGAAGCATGCGGCACCCGCTCGCTGGAGACCGTAACCATTGACACCGGAGACCTTGCCGCCGGAACCGTACTCGGAAAAATCACCAAAGGAGCCGCCACCGGCGCGGCAGTGGCGGGGAACACCGGCGACGGGACCATCACGGCAGCTCCCGCGGTTGGCGCCGGGGCCAAGGCGGGCGTATATCGCGCCGTCTGCATCGAGCCTGCCACCAACGCCGGCAAATTCATCGTAGAAGATCCGGACGGCATCACCGTAGGCGTCGCCACCGTTGCGGTTGCATTCACAGGGGGCGGACTCACCTTCACCATTGCCGACGGAACAGAGGCCGACTTCGCTTCCGGCGACTCCTTCACCATCACCGTCGCCGCCGGTTCCGGCAAGTACGTTGCCTACAATCAGGATGGAGTGGACGGCTCCGAAATAGCCGCCGGTATCCTGATGGATAACGTCAACGCCACATCCGCTGACGTAGAGGCTGAAATCGTCGCCCGCGACGCCGAAGTCAACGGAAACGAAATCACCTGGCCGGCGGACATAGCGGCGGGTGAAAAGACCGCCGCCATAGCGCAACTGGCCGCCATCGGCATCATCGTCCGCTAAAACGGGGCGGTCGCCAGATCGCCCTTTACGAAAAAGGAGAACAGACAAATGAGCGTCTTCGACGTATTCAATTCCGACCCGTTCAGCCTGGTGTCCCTCACCGACGCCATCAACAAAGTCCCCTTCATCCCCGGATATCTCGGAAGCCTCGGCATCTTCGAGGAAAAGGCCGTATCCACCACCTCTGTCATGATAGAGGAAAGAGATGGTGTTCTCTATCTGGTTGAAAACCGCCCTCGCGGAGCATCGCCTCAACAAAACCAGACAGATAAAAGAAAGGCCCGCTCCCTGGTGCTCACTCACCTGCCGGTAGCGGACCGGATCATGGCTGACGAAATCCAGGGCGTGCGCGAATTCGGCACCAACGACCAGGCCAAAGCCATCCTGAACGTCACCAACAACAGGCTTATCACCATGTCAAACAGCCTCGACGCCACCCTGGAGCACCTCCGCATCGGCGCCATCAAGGGCACAATCCTTGATTCGGACGGCAGCACGGAAATATACAACCTGTTCACCGAATTCGGCGTATCACAGGAAACCGAGGTGGACTTTGACCTGGACAACGCCTCCCCGGCCTCCGGCGTGGTCCGGAAAAAATGCGCCGGTATCATCCGCACCATTGCCGGCAACCTGGGCGCGGTGCCCTTCACGGGAGTCGAGGCGCTCTGCGGAAACGCCTTCTTCGATGACCTGATCGCCCACACGGAAGTGCGCTCAACCTACCTCGGCCAGGTAGAGGCGGCGGAATTGCGCGGCGGCTACCTCCAGGGCGGGCAGGCCTTTGGCCGCGTCCATTACGGAGGTATCACCTTCACCAACTATCGCGGCAAAGTCGGCAGCGTAGACTACATCCACACCGACAAAGCCCACTTCTTCCCCGTCGGCGTATCCGGGCTCTTCAAGACCTATTTCGGCCCGGCAAACTACATCGAAACGGTAAACACCCTGGGGCTCCCCAAATACGCCAAGGTATCGCCGGACCCGCAGTTCCAGAAATGGGTAGAC